CTCGTGGTCGCTCTCAGGGTTCTGGTGATCGCTGCTGCGGCGGCATAACGCTCAACGCCGTCGGTGGTATTGGAAAGCAGATGGTCAGCGACCTGGATTCCGTAAAGCGTCGGTTTGCTGCTCAGACAAAGGCAGACCGAATCGCAGCAGCACGCGACCGCCTTGCCGGTCTCTGATTTCTCTTTACTTAACAGCACGGGGGTTGACATCAGTGAGTCTCCGTGTTATGATCAGGTTGATATGACAGTTCCGTTGGTTTATGCGCCCTTATATAAAAACGTCATACTACCCTAACCTACAGAGGTGACAGATCGACCTTGATATATAATGCGAAAGACAAATTCATATTCCTAAAAAAAATTCCGGGTAAAAAAAATCTATGGAAAAGGTTTATCACATCTATGCAAAGGGGGATTGTTTGTATAACAATTTAAATGAGAAACAATTTAATAAGACATGGGAGACCCTCAAGGGGATGGTTGGTTTAATGCAAACTGATTATCAACTTGAGGATTTGTCATATGAGGAGTTAGTAAAAACCCCCATGGGTGGTCACGAACATTCTTATTGACATTTCATACATATACTGATAGAATTGAACTGAAGGTTATTCAAAAACATGGCAAAAGGATTTACTGTTAAAGCAAACGCCCCAAGACCAAAGAAAGTGGAAGAGTGGGACATTGCAGCAATCAAAGCAAGGATGAAAGGTAAGACGATTGTATTTTGTCTACCAGGTAGAGGGTGTTCATTTACATTTCTGAAGAACTTTGTGCAACTGTGCTTTGATATGGTACAGAATGGGATGAGTATTCAGATTAGTCAAGACTACTCATCTATGGTTAACTTTGCACGATGTAAGTGTTTGGGAGCAAATGTATTACGTGGACCTAAGCAGATTCCATGGGATGGTAAGTTAGAGTATGATTATCAGTTATGGATTGATAGTGACATTGTATTTGACACTAACAAGTTCTGGCAGTTGTGTGATATGGCAATTCCAGAAGAAGGTGAGGAGAAGGAGATCGTTGGTGGATGGTATGCCACTGAAGATGGTGTCACAACATCTGTCGCACATTGGTTAGAAGAGGATGATTTCCGTAAGAATGGTGGAGTGATGAATCACGAAACTGTCGAATCAATTTCCAAACGACGCAAACCATTTACTGTTGATTATACAGGATTTGGATGGGTATTAATCAAGAAGGGTGTTTTTGAGAATCTAGAATATCCATGGTTTGCACCTAAGATGCAAGTTTTTGAGAGTGGGAATGTACAGGACATGTGTGGTGAGGATGTCTCATTCTGTTTAGATGCAAAGGAAGAAGGATTTGAGATTTGGTGTGATCCTCGTATTCGTGTGGGTCATGAAAAGACTCGTGTTATTTAAGAGGTAAATTATGGCAATTATGAGTGGTGGGAATTATATTCCTGCAAAACCGAAAAAAACTCGTCAAGGAAAATCACAGAATACTCTTATGTCTGCGACTTCTCGTAATAAAGCAAAGAAAAGATATCGTGGTCAAGGGCGTTAAATAGAGGTAGTTACATTAATACATAATGGCTGCTTTAATTTGTAACCTCCCTTCAGTGGAGGTATGGGTAAGAAAAGAATATCTCACCGACCATCAATTTGGTCATGGTGAATTTGTTAAAGGCGTCTGGGTATCGTGTAAATCGATACCTGGGCGCACTTTTTATTTTGAGACGTATTTGCCGGAATATGCGGCAATGTATGATAAACTACCTATTAGTGCGTTTGTGTCTGCTCCAGAGGTTCCTAGCCCCGATATGGACCTTCCTAATCTACAGTTCTGGAACTGTATGGATTATGGTGTTGTAGCAGTTACAAAGCAATTTATTGGTAGTATGGACTATGAATTGTATACAAGAGACTTTGGTAACCAGAAAGGAACTTATATTTGCACGATAGACAATTATCATCAAGATCCTGAGGTAGTAGACTATGCAACAAGTGAGAATCCTGCAGAACATAAGTCACATAATCTAATTGAATTGGAGAATGGACAGTATGCATTGTATCCTAATAATAGAATGCGTATCTATGATAACAGTTTGACACCTGTTGAACCAAAGATGCCTGATTTTAAGGTTTCAACACAATATTATCAAGTTGAAAACGGTTTTGAACGTCTTGGAATGGGTCGTGAAGATGAATATTTCTGGAAAACGTCAAAAGAACGTAAAATTGAAGAAGAAAAGATAGAAGATATGCATAAATCACGGGAAGATGATACCCTTGATCCACAATAAATACTAAAAAAAGAAAAAAATGAGTACTGAGCACGATTTTTTAGACAATTTAGGTAATCATCAGCATCAGAAAATGCTTCGTGAAATCTCAAACGACGATTTAACCCCTAAAAAGAGAGATTCTATTAAAGAAACTGAATTTTTTGAGAGTGAGAGTAATCCAGAACCACTTTATGAATAAAAATAATAAAATACTCTGATAAATAAGTTATAATTGCTGTAATTTTTGTGCCTTTAGAGCGCGTTAGTCAAGGTTTTAAAGACGTAAGTATGACTTTTCAGAAACATCCTCTGACAAGTGATATTATAGCGCTTAAAAATGAGTCTGCAATTGCTCGATCAGTAAGAAATATTGTTTTTACTGTTCCTGGAGAGAAATTTTTTGATGAAAATTTTGGATCTCAAATTAGTCAGGCACTTTTTGAAAATATAAATGATATTTCTGCCAATATTATAAGAAGTGAAATCAAAAGTTCACTTCGAAGATATGAACCAAGAGTAAAGGTTAGAGAAGTTAACGTAGAACCTAACTTTGATCAGAATGAATTTAATGTAACTATCATTTATGAAATTATAGGAGCAGACGTTCCTCCACAAGAATTACAATTCGTCTTGCAATCAACAAGGTAAACAATGCCATTAGCTAATTTTACTAATCTGGACTTCAACCAGGTTAAAACAACACTTAAAGAATATTTAAAGGAAAACTCCAATTTTACGGATTATGATTTTGAGGGTTCTAACCTTTCATCAATACTTGATGTTCTGGCATATAACACCTATATCACTTCATACAACGCAAACATGGTTGCGAATGAAGTATTCATCGATAGTGCGACATTAAGAGAAAATGTCGTATCTTTAGCAAGAAATATTGGATATTTACCAAAATCAAGGAAAGCAGCAACTGGAGTAATTACATTTTTTGTTAATACTAGTAATGTGAGTCCATCTCCATCAACTCTTACCCTTAAAAAGGGTCCTGTAGCAACTTCACAGGGTGGATTTGGAAATTCTTCGTTTGTATTTTCTATTTTAGAGGATACTACAGTTCCTGTAAGTGACGGAATTGCAGAATTTAATAATATTGCAATTTATGAGGGTAATTTTCTAACGGCTAACTTCACTTATAGTGCAAGAAACCCAAATTTTAAATTTTTGTTAGATAATGTTGGAATTGACACTGAATTATTGTCTATAACTGTTAGACCAAATCAAACTTCATCTAGAAGTGTAAAGTATTCACGTCAAGATAGTTTATTTGAAGTAAATCCTAATTCAACTGTTTACTATCTACAAGAAGCAGATGATGAAAGATATGAGTTAATATTTGGTGATGGACTTTTTGGTAAAAAACTTGAAGATAATAATTATATCACTGCAGACTATATTGCATCAAATGGTGATTCTGCAAATGGAGTTGGACAATTTAGTTTTTCGGGAAGATTAGTTTATTCTAGAAACAATCAAGAGTATGTTGTTACATCTGGAATTTCTCTATTGACAACTGGACTTAGTGCTAGAGGTGGAGAAGAAATTGAAGGTGTTGAGTCTATTAAAAAGTTTGCACCAAGAATTTATGCCTCTCAAAACAGAGCATTAACTGCAAATGACTACGAATCGTTAATTCCCACACAAATCTATCCAGAAACCGAATCTATTTCTGTTTTTGGTGGAGAAGAGTTAGTTCCTCCTCAATATGGGAAAGTGTTTATCAGTATCAAACCAAGATTTGGTGATTTTATTCCAAATCTAATTAAAGAAAATATCAAGAAAAAATTAAAAAAGTATTCAGTTGCCGGAATTGTTCCAGAGTTACTTGATCTTAAGTATTTGTATGTAGAGGTTATTAGTAAAATTTACTATAATACTAATCTAGCTCCTTCAGCAACTTTTGTTTCTAGTGTTGTCCAAAATAATGTCAATATGTATGCAGAATCAACTGAATTAAATAAGTATGGTGCTAGATTAAAATATAGTAAATTACTTAAGTTAATTGACGATAGTAATGATTCAATAACTTCAAATATCACTACCATTTCAATAAGAAGAGATTTAAGATTAACTTTAGACACATTTGTAGAATATCAAATTGGATTCGGAAATAAATTCCATATTAAGTCCATGAATGGTTATAATATAAAATCAAGTGGATTTACTGTTGCTGGAATTGAACAAGTTGTATATATTTCAGATATTCCAGATACAAATAGAAGAACTGGAACTCTTTTCTTCTTCACTTTACCAACTCCAGGATCACAATCACCTTTCATAGTAAGAAGAAATGTTGGATTCATTAACTATGAAAGTGGAGTTATAACAATAAATCCAGTGAATATAACGGGAGCAAAAATAAAAGATGGCCAACCAATTTTAGAACTTTCTGCAATACCACATTCAAATGATGTTATCGGATTACAGGATCTTTATTTGCAACTAGATACTAGTAGCAGTTTGTTTGAACCTGTTGTTGATGATGTTTCGTCTGGATTAGATCCTTCTTCTTCCACATATATTGTATCTTCCAGTTATTCGAATGGAAAATTAGTCCGTTCTGGTGGACCAGATACGGCAGTTGTAACATCTGGAGGTGGATCTAGAGTTACGACACAAACCTCAGGAGTTACAGGAGGAACGACTATTTCCACCAGTGGTGCATCGACAGGTTCAACAGGTTCAACAGGTTCTACAGGTTCTTCTGGAGGGTCCTCCGGTGGATCTGGATACTAATACTAATACCAACTAATAGAAGATAAAATCATAAAAATGTCAGAAACTAGAGTACAGTTTAACACTATCGTATCTAATCAACTTCCTGCTTATGTAAGGGAGGATTATCCACTAATTTCTGAACTTTTAAAGCAGTATTATCTTGGACAAGAATACCAAGGTGGTCCAATTGATTTGATTGAAAATATTGATAGATATATCAAATTAGATAATACTACAAACTTATTTGAATCTGTTGTTTTAAATAATGATCTTGATTTTGATGCAACAACAATTAATGTAGATCCAACGGAGTCTCCAACAGGAACTAGAGGATTTCCTGATTCATACGGTCTTTTAAAAATTGATAATGAAGTAATAACTTATACTGGAAAAACTGATTTTTCTTTCACGGGATGTGTTAGAGGTTTTGTTGGAATAACTTCTTATAGAAGTGAATTAAGCAGAGAAAATGTAGTATTCAGTGAAACAGAATCTGATGATCACCTTAATCAATCAATCATAACAAATTTAAGTTGTTTATTTTTAAAAGAATTTTTAACAAAAACAAAAAATCAATTCTTACCTGGTTTACAGGGAAGAAATTTAGATTCTAATTTAAATCAAAATCTATTTGTAAAACAGTCTAAGGATTTTTACAGAAGCAAAGGAACTGATTTTTCTTTTGAAATCCTTTTCAGGGCATTATATAATGAAGAAGTAAGAATTGTAAAACCAAGAGATTTTCTAATTTCTCCTTCAAATGCCCAATATAGAATCGTAAACAGTTTAGTTGTTGAACCTATTGAAGGTAATCCTGAAAATTTAGAGAACGCAACTTTATATCAAAATGAATATAAGTTTGGTGGAATAGACAAAGCTTATGCACCTATTACTAGTGTTGAAAAGATAGAAGTTGGATATGGCAAAACTTTCTATAAACTCAACATGGATGGTGGATATAACCGTGATGTTGCTGTACAAGGAGCAGTGTACGGAGCATTTACTGTAGAACCATCTACAAGAATAATAGGAAATGTATCTTCAGGATCTACAGTTCTTGATGTTGATTCTACAGTTGGTTTTGGATCAACTGGAGAACTGTATTTCCGTTATCCTAATGACACTATAGGGGTGTCTTCATATACTTCTAAGTCTCTGACACAGTTTTATGGTGTTACTGATATTGATGATGAAATTTTAGATGCAACCAATGTAGGTGTTAATACATTTGCATATGGAAGATCAAAATTAGATCAAAATGAAATTATTGAAGTAAGAGTTAGTTCTGTTCTAGGTTCTTTTAATATACCATCAGATACAAATAATCTACTAAAAGGTGGAAAAGTAAATGTAACTAATTTTGGAATTTCCGAGAATAACTACAAAACTAATAAGTGGTTTTATAATGTTTCTCCAACCTATAAAATTAAAAGTCTTGAGATAATAGACTCTTCAAACAATACTTACAAAATAACTTTAAACGTATCTAATCAATTTAGATCTGGTGACATTGTAGATATTATTTTAAACGGTACAAAAAAAGAAACTAAAATTATATCTGTAACTGGCGAAAAAACTTTTATTATAAGAGGTCAAGGTGTTTTAAATACGGACGCAACATATACTATTCAAAGAAGAATTCAAAAAGTTTCTTCTGGAACTTATCCATCATCTCAAATATATTCTACAGATATTGACAATGTTTATAAAAATGAATCTGGAGATTATCTTGTTTCTTCACCATCAATACCTTATTACGATTCACTACCGTTAAATCCTGCCTCTAGGGAATTTAAGTTTTCTGGAACTTTTATTGGAGATGAGTTTGAAATTTCTCCTGGAATAGAGCATGGATTTTATACTGGAGATTCTGTTTATTATGAAGCACAATTAATTGATGAAACCTTTATTAATGATAGTGGTAGCAGTGATACTAGAAAAGTTAGAGATACTGCATTATTTGATGATGGACTTTATTTTGTAAAAAGAGTTAATGGATCAACGGTTAAATTTTCAAAAAGTAGAAATGATATTTACAACTCAAAATTCGTTTCTTTAGATAATTCAAAAACCGTTGCTAATAGTGCTATTAAACCATTTGAGTTTAATGGAAAAACATTAGAACCACAAAAAGTTTTAAGAAAGATATCAGAACCTCTCAATAATGGAACTTTAACAAAAACAGAACCAGGATTGACTGGAATATTTGTAAATGGTGTTGAGATTCTAAACTATAAGGGAAATGACGTTATAAAGTATGGAAAGATTGAAACAATAGATGTTTTATCAGAAGGAACAAATATTGATGTAATAAATGTTCCTAATTTAATTATTTCAGACACTGTTGGAACAGGTGCAACTGGATATGCTGCGGTTTCTGGTTCTCTCAGAGAAGTGAGAATTATAGATCCTGGATTTGATTATTTAAACACACCAACCGTTAAGGTTGAGGGTGGTAATGGTTCTGGTGCCATTGCCCAAGTTAGTATGAAATTAATCGACCATGAGGTTGAATTTTTTGCAGATCAAGCATCTGTGAAAGTAATAATTGGTACTTCATCAACACAATCCACAATTGGATTTTCTACATATCACAAATTTAGAAATGCTGAGCAAGTAGTTTATAATACAAAAGAACAAAATGCGGTTGTTGGAATAGTAACTAACTCTGCATATTTTGTATCCATAGTTGACAATACTACCGTAAAACTACATCCAACTCAATCTGATGCGATAGCAGGAATCAATACAATATTCTTAACTGATTATGGTATTGGAAAACATTCTTTAAAAACCGTAAATAAAAAATCTATAGTTAGTTCTATTAATGTTGTTAATGGTGGATCTGGATATGAAAATAAAAAAAGAACTGCACCTGCTACAGGTATCAATACGTCATCTAATATAGTAACAATTGTAGATCATGACTATAAAACTGGAGAAAAAGTAAAATATACTTGCACTGGAACTCCGATTTCAGGGTTATCCGTAGACACTGAATATTATATAACTGTAATTGATAAAGATTCTTTCCGTCTTTCCCAAATTGGAATTTCTTCAGATAGAGAATTTTATACTAGAACGAAACAGTATGTTGATATGACTTCTGTGGGTGTAGGAACTCACACTTTTAATTATCCAGTCATCACACTTACTTTATCTGGTAATGTAGGAATTTCATCTATTGGGACAGAAACATTTAAAGGATCTTTCCAACCAATCTTAAGAGGAACGGTAACTTCAATTCATCTTGAAAATGGTGGAGTTGGTTATGGATCTTCTGAAGTTCTGAACTTAGATATACAACCAACTGTCGAATTTGAGTCAGGATCTGATTGCCAATTAGTTCCAATCGTTGTTGGTGGTAAAATAGTTGAAGTTGTCATTCAAAAGTCTGGAAGTAGATATTTGTCTATACCAGATTTAGATGTAGTTGGTGATGGAATAGGTGCTGTTTTAGTCCCTGTATTAGAAAACGGATCAGTAACTGAGGTCAAAATTGTTGAACCTGGTGCCGGATACTTAGATGATTTTGGAACGACAGTTATTAACGTCATACCAGCTGGATCGAAAGAAATATTGCCGACATTCAAAGCAAATGTCCAAAATTGGAGAGTAAATTTATTTGAAAAATATTTTACATACTTCTCACAGGATGATGGAATAATTACAGCAGGTTTGAAATCAGATGATTTTGGACTTCAATATTCACATTTATATGCACCAAGAAGACTTAGAGAAACTCTTTTTGCTTCTGATCGAGAAGGCAACACCATTTACGGAGAAAAAGATTTAACTAAAGTCAATGGTATAGAAGTTCAATCAACACAACACTCTCCTATATTAGGATTTGCATATGATGGCCATCCAATATATGGACCATATGCATATTCTAGATTAAATGGTGGAGTTATTTCTCAGATGAGATCTGGATATAGTCTTGATATTAAAGATAATAGACCACCCACTTCTATTTTTCCGGAAGGATTTTTCATTGAAGATTACACTCATAATGAAATTTCTGATGATAGTGTCCTTGATGAAAATAATGGAAGATTCTGTATAACTCCAGAATTTCCTAAAGGAACATATGCATATTTTGTTACAATCAATGATAAATTTGCAGAATCGTCGGGAATTTTTGAAAAAAATAATAAACCTATTTTCCCTTACATAATCGGTAATAATTATAAAGGTATTCCTGACGAATTTAACTTTAAACCATCATCAAATTATGATGCTTTTGATATTTCTAGTGATTGGCGTCGAAATACCCAACCACTAAATGTAATTGAAGATGATTTAGAGTATCCATATTTTTATGTCCCAAATAAGTTAAATCAAACCGCAACTGTCACAGCAACTTCGTTTGGTATAGTCGATAGTGTGGGCATATCTACTGGTGGGTCAAATTATAGAATCAATGAAACTCTTGTATTTAATAACAATGGAACTCAAGGACAGGGAGTATCTGCAAAGATAACAAGAATAAAAGGAAGGTCTGTTAATAATATAAGTGTTGCATCAAGTACTATTCAAAATGTTGAAATATATCCAGGACAAGCAAAAGGTGAGTATTTAGTTTTCTCTGACAATCCTCATAATTTTAAACCTCTTGATATTGTTTCTATCTCAGGACTATCTACAACATCATCTGGTATTGAAGGATTTTATAATGTAGGAATTAAAACAAATAGACTAGCAATTGCTGGAATAGGAACCACAGGAGTTGCTATTGGAAATACAAATGTAACAGGAATAGTAACATATTTTAGAGTTTCTGGAGATTTAAATTATCCAAGCATTAGAGAAAATGATACTTTGATCATAGGTTCAGAAAAAGTAAAAGTTTTGAATATTGATCCTTTAAATTCTAGAATTAGAATTTTAAGAGCATTTGATAATACTGTTGGATCAACTCATACAATAGGAAAGTTTGTTTACGAAGTTCCTAGAAAATTAAAGATTAACTCTGGATTCAAAACTGACTATTCTTATACTTTAAATAAACAAATCTATTTTGATCCAGCAGAAACTGTTGGACTAGGAACAACTGCTGGAGTTGGAATTGGAACGACGATTTCTTTCTCTAACCCAGGTGCTGGAGCAACTTCAGTATTCATTCAAACTAAAGCACTTTATCTTCCTTCTCACAATTTAAAGACTGGAGATCAAGTAACATATTCTACAGGTATAGGAACTGTTAAAGGTTCTGGAATAATTGTACAAGATGAAACTAATGTTGGAGTTGGAACTACTCTTGCAGATGGATCAAGTTTATTTGTTGCAAAAATTAATGATAACTTAATTGGAATTGCAACAGTGAGAGTTGGTCTTGGAACTACTGGAACATTTGTTGGTCTTGAAAATCCTGTTTCAACTACACTATTCTTTAGAAATGTTGGAACTGGAGACACTCATAGTTTTAAAACAAATTATAGTGTAATTACTGGAGATTTGAGAAGAAACTTAGTTACTGTCTCAACTGCAGGAACTCATGGTCTAAGTTCACCGCATAATATTTTTGTCAATGTTAATCCACAAAATACAGGTATCGTAACACTTACTTATAATGACTTTAATAGAAGATTGATTGTAAATCCTGTGGGATTTGTAACTGCAGGTGTCAATACTACGACAAATGCTATAATAATCAATTCTCATGGATTCAAGACTGGTGATAAAGTAATTCACACATCAGAAACCTCTTCTATAGGACTTTCTAGTAATAGAATATATTATATTTCAAAGGTTGATGATAATACAATTAAATTATCAAATACTTATTATGATGCTACTCAATCAAAACCAAAGGTTATAGGAATAACCAGTGCTTCTCTTGGCACTATTAATCCTATAACACCATTAGTAAAACTTTATAAAAATTCTACAGTAACTTTTGATCTTTCAGATTCCTCACTTTCTTATACAAATCAAGGAACAAAGTATCCTGCATTTAAGTTTGATTTATTTGTTGACAAGAATTTTACTAAAGAATGGGAAAAATCAAAAGAAAATAAAACATTTGAATTATCTAGACAAGGAATTGTTGGAACAGTTGGTGCTAAAGCAGAATTGTTTATTAATGAAAATACTCCTAATGAACTTTATTATAACTTAACTCCGATTTATGAGAGTAATCTTCCTACAGTAAAATCAGAAATAATCACTGACAATGAAATTATTTCTGGAAACGTCCTCTTATCGAAGGGAAGTCTTTATAATGGTAAGCACACCATTACGGTGGGAACTACTACTACCTTTACATACTCTATCACAGAGACCCCAGAAAAATTATCTTATGATAGTTCATCATTAATTACATATGATACTGATTGTACTCACACTTATGGTCCAATAGCAAAAGTTGAACTTACCAATCAAGGAAATAATTATTATTCACTACCAGGCATAACAACAGTCAACACTCTTGGTGGTAATGGTGCTATTTTAGAAGCAAAGAGTTCAAGTGTTGGTTCTCTTAAGAACATGACATTGGATAATATTGGATTCAATTTACCATCAGATCCAACATTGAATCCTAGAATTCTTCTTCCTCAAATTATTAAAATAGATTCCTTAGCATCATTTAATACAGTAGGGGTTACTTCTTTTGGAAGAGGATTCTCAATTCCACCTAAACTAGTTGTATTAGATGGAAAAACTAAGAAACCGGTTACAGATGTTGATTTAAAATTTACTCTTGGAAAACCTAATGTAGAGATTCTAAAAAATACTGACGGTATGAATAATGTGACTCCAACAATCATACCAACTGAAAGTGGTGCCGGGGTTGGAATTAGTACAATAGTATTTAATTCCACCACAGAGACAGTTACTGCTTCTCTATCTGTTGGATTTAGCACAATCAATACATTCCCATTTGTTGTAGGTGATAAAGTTCTCGTAGAAGGTATTAGTGTTGGTGTAGGATCAACTGGAACGGGATACAACTCTTCTGGATATGACTATAAGTTGTTTGATGTTACAGGAATCACTGAAAACCTTGGTGGTATTGGAAGTGTTACTTATAGTATGTCTGGATTGTTTAAAGGTAGTGAGTTCCCAGGAACTTTTGATTCAGTAAACTCTTCTGCAAAGATTCTAGCATCAAAACATTTCCCAACGTTTGAGTCCTCATTAAACACAAAAGACTTTGTTAATAATGAAATAATTACCTCAGATTCTGCGATCGGAATAGTTCAAAGTTGGGATTCAAAAATTACTACATTGATAGTTTCATCAGATGATAATTTTGTTGTTGGTGAAATTATTAAAGGATCTGATTCTAAAGTTCAAGGAATTGCGTCTTCTATTACTTCTTTTGACTCTTTCATTAACTTAGGAGCAACTTCAAAAGTTATTCAGGGTTGGCAAGAAGATTTTGGTCTCCTAAACTTTGAATTACAAAAACTTCAAGATAATTTCTATTATCAAAACTTCTCTTATTCATTAAGATCTAGAGTTGCGTTTGATGACTGGAATGAAATAGTTTCCTCTCAAAACCATACATTAGGATATAGAAAATTTTCTGATTACCAGTTAGAATCCAACAATCGAAATAGTATGACTGTTGGAATTCCAACCGATACCACTAATGTTAGTTCTGTTAATCATATTGATGGTTTTGCAAGTTTGAATTGTGTTTATGGATTTGATCTTGTCACAGAAAATAACTTAAATCAAAACTCAAAGATTATCTCTGATGAAATAATTTTCTCTAACAGAATTCTCACAGACTATTTTGAATCCGTTGGCAACAGAGTTCTTTCCATCGATGATCTTGGTAGTCAGTTTAATAGTAATCCTAGAACAAATCCGTTTAGTGTAGTAGACACTTTCCGACTGAGTGATGTTAGATTCCAAAAATACATCACATATGTTAGGGACAAGAGATATAATGCACAAAGACAACTAATGCTTGTTGATCTTCTTCACGACGATTCTCGTGGATATCTGAATCAATATGGTAGAGTTGAAACTCATTATGATCAAGGTTCTTTTGACTTTTCTATTTCTGGATCTGAAGCCCAACTTCAATTCTATCCAACTAGATCTGCAGTTAATGATTATGATCTTAGTGTTCTCTCATATAACTTGAATGATAATTTCCTTGGAACTGGAACTACAAGTTTAGGTGGAGTCGCAACAATTGAAACTAAGAGTTCTCCAGTAACGTCTGGTGTCACCACTACTATTGTTTCAATCGGAGATACTCATACTAGTGTTAAAGTTCTGGTTGATATAAATCCAGACTTGACTAAAAATGAAGAATTTGAAGCAGTTGAACTTAATATTGTTCATGATGGAACAAATATTGAGATGATGGAATATGGAAGACTGACAACAAATCTCGGTGGATATTCAGCAACTGGACTTGGTACATATCATGCATATTTCAGTGGATCCTCCTTAAATGTTGATTTCATTCCAACTTCTGTTGGTATTGCAACTACAGGTGTAATTAACACCATTCAAGTAGGACTTTCTACAAATACTATCACCGGTATTGGGACTATTAATCTTACTAGATCTAGACTTGAAGCTAGAACAACTAGTATTTCTGCTTCAGGATCTCCAGGAATTAATACAGTTTCTGATTATCCAAATAATTATGATGCTGCATATTTCATAGCACAAGTCACAGATACGACTAATACTTCAACTCAACTTTCAGAAATTATTGTTGTTGATGATTACGTAACTTCCACAGAAAGTTATCAAACATATGATACTGAATATGGAGTCATAGAAACTAGTGCTGGACTAGGAACGTTTGGATCTAGAGTTTCTGCTGCAGGAACTGTCTCTCTTGTCTTCACTCCAAACACAAGTATTGATACAGTGGTTAATGTATACATGAATGCTTTAACTTTAAATGAGGACACCTCATTGTCTAATGTGATTGACTTCACCAATGGAACAATTAATAGTGATTTAGGATCTTATCAAGGTACAGACTCTGATATCAAGAGAGGGTTTGAAATACAACATGAAAATCTTCCAATCTTTGAAAGATACTTTGAAGCAAATGATGCTGGTATTGCTAATACAACAAATAATACGATTAAAATTCCAAACCACTTCTTTGTATCTGGTGAAAAACTGAAGTATATTCACGTTGGAGAAACTGATTCTGCCATCGGTATTGCAACAACTAGTTTTGTTGGTGCTGCAAATACGTCTTTCCTTCCAGAAGAAAATCTATTTGCTGTCAAAGTTGATGATAATGTTATTAAGATCGCAACAAGTGCTGAAAATGCATTGATGTCAATTCCTGAGGTGGTTGAACTTGAAAGTGTTGGTATTGGTACATCACATAGATTTGTATCTACTAATCAAAATGCAAAAGTTGTCGTTGCACTTGATAATATCATTCAATCTCCTATAGTTTCTACTGCTCTGACTACTACACTTTCTGATCAGATGTTATCTGTAGATAATATCTTGAAATTCAGTGGAATTACATCTTTCTTCGGATCAGATCTGATTCAAATTGGTGATGAAATTATGAAGATTGAAGGTATTGGTATTGGTAGTACAAATACTATTAGAGTTCGTAGAGAATGGTTAGGAACGAGAATTGGAGTTGCTGCCACTGGTGATCTAGTAACTAAAGTTGTTGGAAATTATAATATTGTAAATAATGTTCTGAATTTTACAGAAGCACCATTTGGCAATACGCCTATTGGTTCAACTACAAATCCGCCTGATGAAAGAGATTGGACTGGTATCACTACATCTTCTAGTTTCCAAGGAAGATCTTTCATGAGATCTGGTATTGTAAATACTGTAAATGAGTCTTATCATAAGAACTATATCTTTGATGATATTTCTGCAGGATTTAATGCTACAGAAAATGAGTTTACTCTTAAACAAAATGGATCTAATACTCCTGGTATTTCAACAGACGGTGCCATTGTCTTAGTTAATGATATATTCCAGTCACCAGGACTCAGTGACCAGTATATACTGAGTGAGCAGTCTGGTATTACCTCCATCACATTCCAAGGCGCTGATACAGTTCCCCTAGGATCGGATGTTGGTATTTCTAGTTATCCTAAGGGTGGTATTGTTATTTCAGTTGCTTCAACTGCTGGATTTGGTTATCAACCATTAGTATCTGCTGGAGGAACTGCAGTTGTATCAGGTCTTGGAACAATTCAGTCTATCAGTATTGGAAATAGTGGATCTGGATATCGTGCTGGAATTCAAACAGTTGTGAATGTTGGTGTAGGAACTTCTAGTTTGAGCACTGGAAATATTGAGTTTATTGGAACTGCTGCCATAAGTGGTGGTCATATTGTTAGTGTCGCAATTACCAATCCCGGTTCTGGATATACATCTACTAATCAACCCTTTGTAGTGTTTGATGATCCCTTAAGTTATTCCAATATGGATCTAGTGTATAGTTCTTCTTCTATTACTGGATTTGGAACACATGCAACTGCAAATGTTGTCGTTGGTCAAGGATCTAGTGTTATTGATTTTAAAATAGTTAATAGTGGTTATGGATATGGTAATGGTCAAATTTTAACAGTTGCTATTGGTGGAACAACTGGTATTCCAACCACTTCTTCATATTCTGGAAATGAATTTCAATTGACACTTGATGATGTTCATACTGATGAATTTAGTGGGTGGTCGGTTGGAACATTGGAAGTTCTAGATAAAATAGATGAATTTATTGATGGTGTAAGAAAAGATTTCCCACTTACAAAAGCAGGTTCTATAGTTTCAATTGTTGCTGCTAAGGGATCTAAAATTAATGTTGAGGATGTTCTTCTCATATTTGTTAATAATATCCTGCAGGTTCCTGGGGAGGGATATACGTTTGGTGGAGGAAGCACGGTTGTTTTCAGTGAACCTTTGAAGATAGGTGATACTGTAAATATTATCTTCTATAAGGGAAGTGGTGATACTGATGTTATCTTTAGAAACATTAATGAAACGGTGAAGAAAGGTGATACTTTACAAATCAAGAGTGATAGATCTATTGGTCAAGCATCATATCTAACAGAAAATGAAAGAGTTGTGGAACTTGTTAAGTCCACCAACACTGTTGAAACTAATCCTTATGAGGGTCCAGGAAATACTGCAGACGTTACTTTTGAAAGACCTGTTGACTGGTGTAGACAAACTGAAGATATTTTTGTTAATCAGATTGGTGTTGGTAAAGATAGAGAACTGTATGAACCAGTCATTAATCCAAGTGCATATCTTATCAAGTCTGTTGGAGTAGGTTCAACAGCAATCTACGTTGATAATCTAAGACCCATCTTTAATCCTCAAAATGAAAATGATACGGACTTATCTTTCCAAAAGAAAATTAAGTTTATAAGACAAGAACCCAAGACAGGTGCAGCTGGAACTGCAGTTGTTTCTGGATTTGGTACTATTTCCTCTGTTGTCATCTCTGATGGTGGTGTTGGATATACAACTGCTACTGTAAGTTTTGGTTCAACTATTGGTATTGGAACAACTACTAGAGCATTTGGTAATGTTGCCATTAGTGTTGGAGGGACAGTCACAGGAGTTGCCATTACAAATCCAGGTGTTGGATATACTTATACAAATCCACCAACTGTTCTTATTTCTCCTCCAACTTATTCTGAAGAAGAAGTAAGTGTGGATTCTTATTCTGGTGATAATGGAATCATTGTTGGGTTCGGAACGACTGCTGTTGGTGTTGGGACAACTCAACTCATATTCGATATTCACATTCCATACGACTCTTTTCTTAGAGATTCTTCTATTGCAGGAACAGCATTAACCATAAGTTCTATTAGTGCTAATGATTACTTTGTTATTAGAAATTCTAATGTTGGACTAGGATCTACTTCTGTAACCTCTTTTGATTCCTTGGGTAATATTGTTGGAGTAGGAACTTCATTTGCAGACAATGTTTATCAAGTTTCTAGTGCAGTATCTATTTCGACTAGTGTTTCTGGAATATCTACCTATATAAGGAGACTATTTGTCGAAGTTAATGATTTTGTATACGGATTCTCTGGAATAACAACATCTGATAATTTTGGGTCCTTTAGTTGGGGAAGAATAGATATTACTGCTAGGTCAGAATCTAATTCGTATAATTCATATACTCTAAGTGGTATTGGTATTTCTGAAGGAACTGGAATTTCTACATCAACATTGATCACCAGATCAAACTTCTTGAAATTCAAAAATTATATCGTTTAATCACTAATAAATAAAGAAAAACTCTGTCCAAAATGGCTGCCATTATAACTGATCAGATTAGAATATTAAATGCAGGTAATTTTATTGCTGGTGTATCTAATGCTAGTAATTCTTATTACTCCTTCATTGGTTTAACCAATCCTGCGGATTATCAAACTGATTGGGACTCTGATCCACCTGCTCCAAAAGACAATTTTGATCAGGAGGATGATTATTGGGATACTATGGTAGCTCTGAAGAAAATCAATACTGCTGATGCTAGACAGGTTGTTCCAAAACTAAATTGGTCTTCTGGAACAACTTATGATATGTATAGACATGATTATTCTAGATCAAAAACATCACCAGTTTCTGGTGGAACCAATCTTTACTCTACAAATTATATTGTACTGAATAGTGATTTCAGAGTTTATATTTGTTTACAGAATGGAATAAATCCAGATAATACTGAAGGTAGACCGTCTTTAGACGAACCACTTTTCACCGATCTAGAACCAAGATCTGCTGGAACAAGTGGTGATGGATATATTTGGAAATATCTTTATACAATTAAACCCAGTGAGGTTGTTAGATTTGAATCAACAGATTTCATGCCAGTTCCAACAGACTGGTTAACTGCTGCAGAAAATTCAGCAGTAAGAGATAATGCAGTAGATGGTGGAATTAAAATCGTAACTGTAACTAATAAAGGTGTTGGTCTTGGCACAGCAAATAGTGTTTATACCTCAGTTCCAATCAGAGGTGATGGTACAGGAGCACAATGCACTGTTGTTATTGATGGAAATCAGCAAGTAAGTTCTGTTACTGTTTCAAATCAAGGATCCGGATATACATACGGTAATGTTGATTTAGTTGCTGGTGGAGTACCAACAGGAACTACAAGACCATCTTTTGATGTAATCATTCCACCTCAAGGTGGTCATGGTGCAAATATCTATAGGGAACTTGGTGCATACAATGTTCTTTTATATTCTAGAATTGAAAATGACAGCACAAATCCAGATTTTATAACAGGAAATCAAATTGCAAGGGTTGGTATTGTTGAAAATCCACAACAATTTGGATCAACATCTCTCCTTAATTCGGACAAAGCAAGTGCTCTTAATGCTTTGAAATTGGTTGGTACTGGATATAGCACTGCTACTTTCTCAGGAGATTCTTATTTTACTCAAACAGTATCGACTGGTACAACAGCAGTTGGTAGAGTTGTAAGTTATGATCAAAATACTGGAGTTCTGAAATTTTGGCAAGATAAATCACTTGCTGGATTTAATACTGTAGGAACAGCACAAACTCAACCAACATATGGATTTGATTTAACTGAATTTTCTGCAACTCCCGGAACAGGAGGATCTCTAGTCATATCACCATCAACTGGTCAGGATTTATCAATTGATACAAATTTTACGGGTATAACTACAGTAATAAATAATCGTACATACTATCTTGGTCAAACTTTCGATAGCGGTATCGCCAATCCTGAAGTTAAAGCACATTCTGGCAGTATTATTTACGTTGATAACAGACCGTCTATAACACGGTCATCGAATCAAAAAGAAGACATAAAAGTTATTTTGCAGTTCTAAAGAATTATGCCCCAACAAACGAACCTCAACGTAGCACCATACTTTGATGATTTTGATGCCACGAACGATTATCATAAGGTATTATTTAAACCAGGATTTCCTGTTCAGGCTAGAGAGTTAACAACTCTCCAGTCTATACTGCAAAATCAAATTGAAAGATTTGGGCAGCACTTCTTTAAAGAAGGAAGTAAAGTAATACCAGGAAATACTGGATATAGTCGGATATATTACTGTGTTCAATTAGAAAACACATATCAAGGTGTTCCTGTAGCAGCATATGTTGACCAATTAGTTGGGACAAAGATAACGGGTCAAAATTCTGGAGTAACTGCATTTGTAGATAGTGTTTTATTACCAGAAAATTCCGAAAGAGGTAATTTAACACTATACATTAATTATTTGACCTCCAGCACTAATAATAACTCTACTCAAATTTTTAGTGACGGAGAACCAATTTTCTGCAATGAAGTTTTGAGTTCAGGATTGCTTGGAAATTCTACTATTGCAGCAGGAACTCCTCTTGCAGTAACACTAGAAACGGCTGCATCTGCAACTGGATCTGTATTCCAAATTGATAGTGGTGTTTATTTTATTAGAGGAAATTTTGTAAACGTAAATAAAGAAAGTTTAGTATTAGATCAATATAATACATCTCCAAATTATAGAATCGGTCTTTTAATAGATGAAAGTATTATCACTTCCGATGTTGATGAAGAGTTAAATGATAATTCTCAGGGATTCAATAACTATGCTGCACCTGGAGCAGATAGATTAAGAATCAGTGTAAGTTTATTTAAAAAAGCACTTGATGATTTTAATGATGATAACTTTATTTTACTATCCACCGTTATTAATGGTGTTCTTCAAGTAAACAAAAGAAAGAGTATTGCAGGTGGTGGTATTGGATTTAGTGACTTAACAGATGTTCTTGCTAGAAGAACATTTGATGAATCTGGACACTATTATGTCAAACCATTTGATGTAACTGTTGTAAACTCT